TTATTTAACTCAGTTTCAGATTCATCAATATAACGACTCAAGATGGACATAGTGTCTTCTGACTCATCAGCTTCAAAATCTTCACAGTCCATGAGTTGGAAGTTTTCTACGATCTTAAGATCGGCCACACCAACAGAATAAAGTTTATCAATAAATTTTTCAAACTTCTTTGTGTCGGTCTTTTTCCTTACGATAACCTTGACAATCTTGTTCTCATACTCCGAAGTATTGAACGTTTGGTGATCGGTATCTTCGTAGTAAATGTTGTAGAACAACCTGTAAGGGTTATTTACTGGTGTGTGTTCCAGGGTCTCAGTATCAAAAATATGGAAGCCTCTGGTATTTTGCACGTCAGTCCAGAACATTTCATAGGGATTACCGAGATAGAAAACGGTCCCATTGTCGGATCGAGAGTGATAGTGTCCTGAAAAGACTTTCTCGAACTTATTGAACGTTCTTGCATCATGACCGTGTTCCATGACGTGACCAGGTGTTGCAACGAATCCGTTGAGTTCAAGGTGTCCCATTGCGACGGGGCACTTTGTTTTCTTGATAGTATTGATAGTTTCTTTCTCGTTCTGTTCATTGATCCAAGGAATGAATAGAACGGGGAGATTACCCACAGATACTTCTGTACAAGAAGAATAAACCTCAACATTATCATATTCTTTCAGAAGCAAATCTACAGCATTGATTTCATTTGTGTTCTTATAGTATGCATCATGGTTACCAACCATCAAATGCATCTTGATACCCCTTTCTTTAAGAGGATCAAACACAACTCTTTTGGACCACTTCAGTGCCTTGAATTCAATTCCTTTACGACTATCAAATGCATCACCCATGTGAATAACAGTTTTGATACCTTCTTTATCCAAAGTAGGAAAAAAGATATCTTTGTAAAACTGTTCAAAGAAGTCATGAAAAAGTTTAGAACCCTTTCTGGCGCCGTAATGCGTGTCAGATATTATTGCTACTTTCATACGGATGTCTTTGTTTAAACTCTTCCATGGGGTTGGATTTTGTAAAATCACGACGTGACTGATTTGCAATCACAATAAATGCATCTTTATTATACTTACGAGTACCGAGGGGTGATTGCCACTTTTCATTGTAGTTTTCACCAACATCAATTCCTGATACACAAGTACCACCAATCTCTACTTCAATCTGGTCTCCTTCTTTCCACCCCAATTTATTAATTACTATCGCAAGTTGTTCAATAAGAGTGGGTTCCATAATATGTTCTTCAGGTTCAAGATTACCGATCATGAGTTCCTCAATTTTTGGTGTACTGCATCTTTAATACTGTTATAATCGGAATAGTTTCCACTGTCAAGTTCGTTTGCATCGAAAACTTCATCAAAGTCAGTCTTCTCAAGGATCTTGTTTTTAATCTCAAGTTGTTTCTTTTCTTGAGAAATTCTTCTCAGGAAGGCATAATAAATGATTTGAGTAAAATATGCAAATGGATTCTTTGACTTCTCTGGATTAAAGTTATGAATATATCTTACACAGTTTTCAATACCATCACAAATCATGTCATCTTTGAACATGTAGTTGACAAAGTTTGGTTTGTATGACAAGTGATTTGCGATCTTCAGAAAACACTCACCAATGTAACGAGGAATTTCTGGTTTTGGTTGATCATTGAGTTTTGCTTTCTCCACTCGTGCAAAGTAGTTCTCAAGAGCGTTCAGAAACTCCTTGTTATTTACATAGTGTTCAGCATTTCTGGGTTTAGGCATAATTATTGTTTTTGTTGTTTTTATTATACCAGGATTATCAAGTGTTGACAAGGTCCTAAAAGCCCGATAGACTAGGCTTGTCCCAGAAGATAATCATACTATAGGTTCTATTAAGAAGACTTGTATAACTTCTCCAAGACTTCTTTTGTATCTCTTACATTTCCTAAGTAACCCATTTTTCTATCAAGTTTTTGGAAGTTGGACTGATTAGACTTTCTACAATAGTCTTGATAGTTCACAATCATTTCAATGTTCTCAGACTCAGACATTGTTAATACATCTTCAAGATTAATAATAAAGAGATCTTCATTAGAAGTTTTCAACCAAGGTTCAAACTTGTATCCAGTAATATTTCCTCTAGTTTTAATTGGTTGAATACAGATTGGATTAGAAACCAATAACATGGTTCTGTCTTCTTCTTCTGATGCTGCTACTCTACAAAAAATCTCATCACCACATTTGAGTTTGATTGTGGCATAAAAATCTTCTTCAATCATACAATCTCCTTTTTCTAGTCTTTTATATCAATAGTGAATATGTCGTAATTAAACTGTTCCGAAACATAAATTTTTACACGTTCTATGAAATGATTCAGTGTGTAATTTTTTCTTGAACCAATAGTAAAATCATCTGCAATATCATAAAGTTTTGCACTAACCTTATCTTTGCCTTTACGAAGGACTCTACCAATACTTTGTAAATTTCTTACTCTTGATTTTGATGGAGAGGCAAATACTACGTTATGAAGGTTTTTAATATTAATACCAGTACTAAATGTTCCGTAAGATGCAACAATGATAGCGTCTTTTTCCTTTTCGGTAATTTCTCTTACCTGTTCTCTATCTTCAGCATCCACACCACCATGGATAAAAAATACTTTTCTATCTTCACTTACCTTTTTATTTATTAAGTCAAATAGAATGGCTCCATGAGATTCTACTCGGGAATACAACACCAAACTATTACCATCTAAATCCCTTACCAAATTTGATATGAAATTATTTCTTTTTTCATGTGAAATAAGATGTTGTATTTCATCCTCATAAGTATCAAATTTTTTGGGTTTGTATTTTAGAACAAGACATTGAATATCGAGAGATGCTAAATGTCCTTCATCTTGAAGTTTCTTGGTTTGGGTAACTTTATACGATGGTCCAAACAGTCCCTCTAAGACCCACTTATGGGTCTGTGAGCCGTCTAAAGTACCTGTGAACCCATACCTATACTTAGCATGGTGTAATTTATCCATGATACTGATTAGAGACTTACTCTTAAAAAGGTGCGCCTCGTCACCGATCACTACGTCATATCCCTCAAAGAATTTACGTTCCAATTGGTAGACAGACTGCCAAGTGGTAATAGTGACCTCGTTTGTATTAACTCTCTCACGTCCTGCGTAGATTCTGTGACAATGATTCTCCACATCCCAACTATAACTCTCGAAGTCTTTATACATCTGTTCTACAAGAGATGTAGTAGGAACTACCAAAAGAATTTTGTTACCACGTGCTACATGATATCTGACCACAGAGTAAATCATGAATGACTTACCTGAACCAGTTGGACTAATGAGTAGTTTTCTGTTATACCTTAACGCTTCGTAGACACCTTCTACCTGATAGTCTCTTGGTTTGATACCAGGAGAGATACTCTCCATAAAATCTTTTGTCCCACCCTGACTAACGAAATCATTGACTTCAAATGGTGGTCCGTAAAATTTATTGTTTAGGAACTTATATGTATATCCAGCATTTTCACAAAACGCAATAATTTTATCTAGAAGACCGACATAGATTCTCTTGGTCTTCATATTAAAAAGGTGAACAAATCCATCCCAGTACTTACTTCGATACTGGGGCATGAATTTTTTATTTTCCACTTCAAAGGTGAACCTATCTCTTAGTTCATACTCAATGTGTGGTTCTGTTGTAATTTTTAGGTAAACTTCATTTACCTTTTCTATAATCAAATCAGCCATACATATAGGTTCTCACCTACATGTATTTATTATCCCAATCCTGAAGCAAATCTTTGGAAATCAATACTATTCTTTATTTGAAATCCTCTGTTATGTATCATCTTGAGGATATCCTCTAGGTAGTCTAACATAACAGAATAATATTCAATCTTCAACGAAATTCCTGAGAGTCTTTCATCTGCATCCAAATATTTCTGCATAGTGTCTTTATCTCGGATCTTTTTGGGAAACGGATCTTTGATATAAACATCGGGGTCAGCTTTACCTGAATAATATTCATACCTTTCGTGTCTGGTATTCTTCTTTTGTTGTTCTGCCTTTTTCCTCAATAACATGAGGTTATTATAGATATCATAATATTTGGAATGCAGAACAGGAATGTTCAACGATTCGGTATGAAGGTTGTCAATGTCAATCTTTGAATCCTTTTCCCACATCTGTTGGATGGTAGGAAGGTCAATCATTAGCAACACTCAATGTCAGTTATATTGTAAACACTATACTTGAAAGTGACCTCTGCTGTCAAGTACTCAACATCAGTACCTGTTGCATCAAACTGAACGTCTGATAGAGACGTGGGGAAGAGATCTTTAAATTTTACATTAAATGTTGGTCTATTGATCCCATTAAGAATTTGTAGAGTACCATCTGAATAGAGATTATCAATGGCACCACCTTTGATTGGTCCTGACTTTTGCCAATCATAAATCTCATCAAGACTTTCGGGAAAACCAATACCTCTTAACCAGTTTTGAATTTCAGTATAGTTTTCCAGTCCTTGATCAATTAAAAATCTGATTCTTAAATCATTGAAATC